TTCTCCAATAATTGAAAGGGTTAATCCTTTAAGATACGTAAATTATAACACATAAATAACTAAAAAAATAGTAAAAATGTCAGCCATTATAACTGATCAACTTAGAATATTGAATGCTAAGAATTTTGTCTCAGCAGCAACTTCTACTGTTAATTCATATTATTCTTTTGTTGGTTTACCTAATGCTACTAACTATTCTTCTACTTGGGATTCAAATCCTCCTGCACCTAAGGATAGTTTTGACCAAGAGAATGATTATTGGGACACTATGGTAGCTCTGAAGAAAGTAACTTCTTCAGATGTACGTAGAATGGTGAATAAAAATACTTGGACATCAGGTATAACTTATGACATGTATCGTGGAGATATTAGTAGAACAAATACTGCAAAACCTTCTGGTGCAACTAACTTATATTCAGCAAAATATTATGTTGTTAATGAAGATTTTAAAGTTTATATCTGTCTACAAAATGGAACAGACCCAGAAAATACTACAGGAAGACCATCACTAGACCAACCTACATTTACAGATTTAGAACCTAAAGCAGCAGGTGATAGTGGAGATGGTTATATTTGGAAATATCTTTACACTATTAAACCAGGTGATATTGCTAAATTTGATTCTACTAACTTTATGCCTGTCCCTAATGATTGGGATACAAGCACAGATAATTCTGCAGTAAGAGACAATGCATCTAGTAGTGGTCAATTAAAAATTGCAACTATTACTAATAGAGGATCTGGTATAGGAACTGCTAATAGAACTTATACTGGTGTTCCTATTTCTGGAGATGGGTCTGGTGCAGAGGCTACTATTGTTATTAATAATGATGCTAAAGTAGAATCTATTAACATTGCAAAAGGTGGATCTGGATATACATATGGAACTGTAGATTTAGTGGGTGGGGGAGTTCCTACTGGAACAACATCACCAGTCTTTAATGTTATTGTTCCACCTCAAGGAGGACATGGAGCAGATGTCTATAGGGAGTTGGGATCTAATAATGTTTTAGTTTATTCTAAGATTGAAAATGATACAGAAAATCCAGATTTTATAACAGGAAACCAAATTGCTAGAATTGGAATCGTAGAAAATCCACAAGCATATGATTCAACAGCTAATTTAACTTTATCTAAAGCTAGTGCTCTATATGCATTAAAACTAATTGGAGCAGGATATACTACTGCTACTTTTAATTTAGATGGACAAGTTACTCAAACTGTTGGGGTAGGATCTACTGCTGTAGGTAGAGTAGTTTCTTATGATCAAACAACAGGTGTTTTGAAGTATTGGCAAGATAAAAGTTTAGTTGGATTTAATAGTGATGGATCTTTAAAAACAGATCCAACATATGGATTCTCATTACACCCATTTACAGCAAATCCAACCACTGGAGGAAATGTAAACATTGCCAGTAATGAAGGTACTTTAGGAATAGATACTAACTTTGGAACATCAGGAAGTCCTGGTATAAGTACCATAATAAATAATAGAACATATTACCTTGGACAGAGTTTTACACAAGGAATTTCAAATCCTGAAGTTAAGAAATACTCTGGAAATATAATCTATGTTGATAACAGACCTTCTATTACTAGGTCTGCTAACCAAAGAGAAGATATCAAAGTCATTTTGCAATTCTAAAGAATCATGCCACAGGAAACCAATTTAAACGTCGCTCCTTATTTTGACGATTTTGATGCAAAAGACACTTATTGTAAAATATTATTTAAACCAGGATTGCCAGTTCAAGCACGTGAACTGACTGGTATACAATCTCTCCTTCAGAGTCAGATTGAGAAATTTGGTCAACATATTTTTAAGGATGGAGCTTCTGTAACTGGAGGTGGTATTAGATATAATGGTGGATATGATTCTATTAGAATTCAAATATCTAATGAAGGTATAAGTGTAGAATCATATTTAGATGATTTACTAGATCAAGTAATAATAGGTAGTATATCTGGTGTAAAGGCAAAAATAAAATCATATATTGGAAGACCTGCTGGTGGTAATTGGTATGTTTTATTTGTTACATATTTAAATACTGGTGGTGAAGGTAATGAAACATTCTTATCTGGAGAAAGTTTATTATTAGATAATAATGTAGTAACTACTAGAACTGGAGTAGTATTTCAACCAGGAGAACCCATTGCTCAATTAGTTACTGGAGCATGTGCTTTTACTGGATCTGCTGCTGTTTTATCTTCTGGAATTTATTTTGTAAGAGGATACTTTGTAGATGTAAAATCACAAACTCTTGTTTTAGATCCTTATCGTAATGATGTGGATTTTAAGGTTGGATTGAGTATTAATGAATCTATTGTTACTTCTGATTTAGATGAGACTTTAACGGATAATGCTGCTGGATTTAGTAATTACACAGCACCAGGAGCTGATAGATTAAGTATATCTGTACAATTAACATCTATTTCAGTAGAAGATGAAAAACCATCAAACTTTATAGATTTGATGGAAATTAGGGGTGGAGAATTAATATATGTACGTAGAGAAAATGATTATAATGAATTAGGTGATGAATTAGCTAAAAGAACTTTTGATGAATCTGGTAACTATTATATAAGACCATTTTCTCTTACTGCTAAAAATACTTTAAATGATTATGAAGGTAATAATGGAATATTTAATTTAAATCAAATAACTTATAATAACAACACTCCTAGTAAAGATTTAGGAACATATAAGTTATCACCAGGAAAAGCATATGTTGAAGGATATGAAGTAGAAACTATTGTTCCTACATTTTTGGATTTTGAAAAACCAAGAACTACAAAACTTTTAGAAAATCAAAGTATTAATTATGTTACTGGTCCTACATTTACTTTAAATAGAGTTTCTGGATCTCCTATTATAGGAATAGGAACTGATTATACTGTAAGTTTAAGGGATCAAAGAGTTGGTGCTGCAGCAACAACTGCTGCTGGAAAGGAGATAGGTTTAGCACGTGTATATAATTTTGCGTTAGAATCTGGTTCTTATAATAGTTCAGTTCCAACTGAGAATGAATGGGATATTGCTTTATATGATATTCAAACATATACTAACATAACTTTAAATACTAATCCAAAAAATGCTTTAGTTGTTCCAACTCACATTAAAGGAAAATCTAGTGGTGCTACAGGATATCTAAGATATAATTCTGTTGGTACTGCTATCACTGCTTACAATACTAAAGGAAAATTTATTACTGGAGAGCAGTTAATTTTTAATGGAATTGAAAGTGGAAATATTTCAGCAGGATCTACATCTTATACTACTTCTGATATTAAGTCTATAAATGGAACTGTAAGCACAGCAAGTACTTTTAATGCTGATGTAAAACAAAGTTTATTTACTAATCTTGGAGAAGTTAATATTAGTGCAGCAACTACTTCAGGAGCATCTTTAGGAATTTCTACAGTCACTAGTGCAGATCCAAGCAAGTTCTTTATTGGAATTGCTACAGTTGGAAATATTGTAGAATATAGCAATCCAGGTAAGAGCACTGTTTCTTATGCAAGAGTTGAAAGTGTTTCTCAAAGTTCTTTAACAATATCTGGAGTTACCACAGTTGCTGGTGTTTGTGAGGGAGGTCTTCCAACAATAATAGCTGGTGATGCTACTTCTGGAGAAATAAATCCATCCAACTTTAAAATATTAACTTCTCAATTCCAATCTTCTACTGACAATAATCTATATACCCATCTTCCTAAGAAAAATGTTTCTGATGTGGGTTTAATTGATTCTCATATCACTATCAAGAAACAGTTTGATGTTACTATTACTGGTAATTCTACTGGAGCTATTAGTAGTGGAAGTTCTGATGAAACATTCTTACCTTATGATGAGGAGGATTATGTTTTAATAAGAACTGATGGTACTACAGAAACTTTATCATCTGATAAATTTAACTTTAACACAGGTTCTACTCAATTAACTATTAATGGATTAGGAACTGATAGTCCAGCTAAATTAATAGCAACTTTACGTAAGATAAATGTAAAAGAAAAAGTTAAAGAAAAGCAAAAAATTAATATACTCAATATAGTTGGATCTGCAACTTCAACATCTGGAATTGGAACAACCACACTAAATGATGGATTAACATATAATACAGTTTTTGGAACTAGAGTTCAAGATGGTGAAATTTCTTTAAATGTTCCTGATGTAACTAAAGTCTATGGAATATATGAGTCATCTAATACAAGTAATCCATCTTTACCAGTATTAACTTTAACTTCTATTAATAGTGCTACAGGAAAAACTGGAGATCTTCTGATTGGAGAAATATTTGTTGGTGAGATTAGTAAATCAACTGGAATATATGTTAGTAAAAATACTGATGCTGCTATTGACTATACTTTATTAAATGATTTTGATCTTCAGATTGGGGAAGTAGTAACTTTCCAAGAATCTGGAATTACTGCAACTGTAGGTGCTGTTGCTTTAGGTTCTAATAATATTACTGATGAATTTAATTATGATGATGGTCAAAGAAGCACTATTTATGATTATGCTAGAATAGTTAGAAAACCAGGTTATGATGCACCAACTAAAAAGTTAAGTATCATATTTGAATCTGCTTACTTTACTGCAGCAGATACTGGAGATGTTACAACTGTAAATTCTTATAAGAATTTTGATTATGATGATTTGCATGTAATTAATGATTGTAGAGTAAGTGATATTATTGACATACGACCTAGAGTTTCTGATTTCACAGGGACATCCAGATCTCCTTTTGAATTTCTAGGTAGGAATTTTACAGCATCAGGCAATTCTGCTAAAAATATTTTAGCATCTGATAAATCTATTCTATTAGATTATTCTTTCTATCTTTCTAGATGTGATAAAATTTACTTATCCAAAAATGGAGATTTCCAATTAATAAAAGGAACTCCTGCAGAAACACCAGAATATCCAGTTCCTATAGATGGAGCTTTAGAAGTAGCATCTATTAAACTACCTCCATACTTATATAATATTAATCATGCAAGTATTAGTCTTGCAAATTATAAGAGATATCAGATGAGTGATATCAATAAACTTGAAAAGAGAATTGAGAATTTAGAGTTTTATACATCTCTTACATTATTAGAAAGTGATACATTAAATATGCAAATCACTGATACTGATGGTTTGAATAGATTTAAGTCTGGATTCTTTGTGGATGACTTTGCTAATACTGAGAAACAACTTAAAACCACCATAGTAAAAAATTCCATTGATTATCATAATGGAGAATTGAGACCATCTCATTGTACTACTGAATTAGATCTTAAATTAGATTTAAATAGTGCTAATGGAATCAGAAAAACTGGAAGGGTACTAACTCTAGATTATACTGACGTAATTCATATAGAGCAACCTTTTGCTACAAGAGTTGAAAATATTACTCCTTACTTAGTTAGTTACTATGGAGGAACTGTAGATTTAGTTCCTGATTCAGATATCTGGATAGATCAAGTCGTACTTGAAGCTAAAAATGAAGATCTTACAACTTATACTAATACTTCTGAACAGTTAGATGCTTCTGGATTTGATTCAAGAACAGGATATGGTCCTGTAACTTGGAGTTCATGGGCAGATAATTGGACTGGATTTAAAGAAAATTGGACAGATACAACTACAGATTGGATTCATGATGAATTAATAAGAAAAACTACAGTAAATGGACAACAAACTGGAACTTCTAGTAGAACAGCAAGTAAATCATTAGTTAGAGAAACATTTAGTACTGTAAATGAAGGACCTAAAGTAATCAATACTCAGATAGCCTCCAACATGAGGTCTAGGAATATTAAATTTGATGCTAGAACTTTAAAACCATCAACTAGTCTTTATGCATTCTTTGATGGTCAGGATGTAGCAAAGTATATTATCCCCAAACTTCTTGAGATTTCAATGACTACTGGTACTTTCCAAGTAGGTGAAACTGTTATAGGTACTAATGCTAATGGAAAAGAATTAATTAGGTTTAGAGTAGCACAATCAAATCACAAACGTGGACCTTTTGATGCTCCTACTCAAACATATAGAGCTAATCCATATTTCCAATTTACTCCTCTTTATTCAGGTGGAACTGGTAGAACTTTGGGTGCTGTAATAGTTGATAATGTTGTTCCATCTTCATCTACTACAACTGGTAATGTTGCATCTTCTGCAGCAGATCTTGTTAATGTACCAGAATTGTATTCATCTACATCTGTTCTTCTGAATATAGATTTGGACACTTTAGCTGAAAAAGCAGATAATACATATTTTGGATATGCTGAGAAAAATCTTAAGTTGGTAGGAGAGACATCAAGTGCTCAAGCTACAATTTCAAATGTAAGACTTAGAAGTGATGTCCTTGGAAGTGTGATTGGTTCATTCTTTATTCCTAATCCTAATGATATAACTACTCCTAAATTTGAGACTGGTAAGAAAGTATTCAGACTTACTACTAGTAATATTAATAGTCAAATAGAAGGAAATGTTACTTCTGATGTATCTAAGGTATTTGAATCAACTGGAACTATCAATACCCTCCAGTCT